ACGGCAAAACAAGATCGGTGCCGGAATAGAGCTGGAGCTGCTTGGCCCGGCGTGGCCCGGCCCTGACCGTTGCCGCATCATGTATATGAGATCTTTGCCTACCGCGTTGACTGCGAATCAGGATTTGGAATTGTTCGGATATCCGCAAGACATCCACGGCTGTTTGGTGCTCGGTGCCACAGCCCGCATGTTGTCGCTCGCCGAACCGTCAAGGCTACAGGTCCAGTCGGTTCAATCGTCGTCCCGTGCAGAGCTAACCCCTGCCGGTTCCATCACCAATGTCGCCAAGTACGTGTACGGCCTGTACCAGACCCGGTTGCAAGAACTGCGGTACTGGTATGCGGAACGGTACCCGCTTGGTGTGAAACAAAACTGGTAGGTCACCATGGTTGTACCCATTCGGCACTACTCGAACGTTTCCAAGGTGATGACCGTCCAGACGCCGATGGATTTGGACGACACAGTTTGTGCAGTGAACGACGCGTCAGGTTTGCCGGGCTCGTTTCCGTTCAACATCGCCGTAGACTACGAAACTTCCACGCTAGAGATCATGTTGGTCACTGGTGCGGTCGGCAACAATTTGAATGTGGTACGCGGCCAGCAAGACACCGCGTCGTCGACGCATAGTGTCGGTGCGATTGTGGTACATCCGTGGACGGCCCAAGACGCGGTTAACGCCATGGAACACTACGATCATCCCGATGGTGTGCACGGCGTTGTCGGCAGTGTCGTCGGTACTACCGATGTGCAGACGTTGACGAACAAAACGTTGGACGGTGCCAGTAACAGTTTTACCAACATTCCGCCGTCGTCGATTGTTGGCGTGTTCGCGAATGTGACTGTTGCCCAAACCAACCCGGCCCTCCCGGCTATTACTGTTAACCGTAGTGCGTCTGCGACTGTGAATGTTGCTGTGCTCGGCGACGATGTGGTTATCGACCCTGACGGGCAGCTACGGGTGCGGTCGGATACAAACACGTTCAGTCAACGCTGGTATGGTACGTCTTTCTCCACGTCGGTTGCAGAAATGTCGCCTACCGGGCGGATGATCGTTGTTGGTCTCACGTCTACTGGTTCTATCACCGCGACCGGGCAAAGCCTGACTATCGGTGCTGTTACCGCGTCGGGGCTTGTTACCGCTAATGCTGGTGTGAGCGTACCTAACGGGCAGAACGTTGCAATGGCTGGGACGATGAACTGCAACGGTGTCGCGACGTTCAACGGCAGGGTAGATTTCAACGCGGTGGCGAACCTTTGGTCAACGGTTAGCTTCGGCGCCGCAAGCATCGTCTCATTCGGCAACGGGTTCAGTATGCTCACCGGCAAGCAAGGCTATTTCAACAGCGGCGCTATTCTCGATTGCAGCCCGGGAAGTATCATCCGGTTGAACGGCGACATCACCCGCGACGCAAACCCCGGCTCAATACTCATGCATGTTGCCGGTCCTCTTGTCGCCAACGGTGCCGTCCCAACCACCAGCTCCACATTCGTTGACCTGCCTGCGATGACCGACACATTTACCGTCCCCACGGGACGTACTGCGTTTGTTGAAATCCTGTTCAACGCCAACGTTTTGTGTAACACGGCCGGTAATTCGCAGGAATGGCGGCTTATGATCGATGGTGCAGCGTATCAAGGTTCTTCCTCTGGTGCCGCGTTGTCGTTCGTAGGCGGCCAAAACATGTCACTCATGCTGACGGCAATACAGTCAATAGCGGCCGGCTCACACACGATTACGATTCAAGAACGCAGGACGGCTGGCTCGGCGGCAATGAACTACCGCTATCCGTGGAGCGGCTTGATCGTCAAAGTTTTTTGGTGAGCTGATGACCCGCGTCCCTGACGGTCTTACCGCTGTCCGCGATTTTGTGATACAGCATGTCGGGCCGAAAATGTATTTAGGCATCGTTGCCGGTGCGAAGAACACGGCCAGGTGGGGTGCGTTCGGATACCACTACGGTACAGGCGACCTCCCGGGAGACGACTATTCGGTTTTGGGAACACGCAACAATGTTGGCAAACGTGCCGGAAACTTTTCGGCCGCTATCGACCTTGGCGTGTGGGCCGGTTCACGCACGTGGCTTGCCTGGCTCGTCAACCAATGCCGCGACGGCCGCTACCGGGATTTGCACGGCATTATCGGCTCCCTCGACGGCAAGCACCAAAACTATTGGTCGGTTGACAACAATTGGCAGGGTGTTCCGTATACGGCCGGTTACGGCAACCACCGCACGCATACACATTTGGAGTGGTGGCGCGACAGCGTGCACAGGTCTCAGGTTGGCGTCCTGGCGGACTGGCCCGGGTGGCATCCGACCACGTACCGTCCCCCGCCCGCTGAGAGCCGCCCTAAGCCGTCGCCGAGCCCCAGCCCGCACACAGACCTACCCACACCCTCTCCGCCTGCCACAGTGCCGCCTGAACGGTCACCAGCCGCACAGTCCACCGACACCCACGCCACGCTAGGACCAGGCGGCGCCATCGTCGGATTGGGTCTAGCCGGACTCGCATGGATTTTGCACAGGAGGATGCGGAATGAGAATTCCTAACAAACTCCCCGGCAACCTGTCCATACGCGGCGGCGAAAGCCAACTGTTCGGCAACCAGCGCAACTCGTACAATTATGCAATCGGCGGAATCCCGTTTCTCTCCGCTGCCTCGGACACAAGTTATGGAAACTGGTGGATTAAACGTGAAACCGCACCCTTCCGCAAACAGCAGTTCGATAACGCCCAGAATCCTGGCGAACAGAGCCTCGAAGGCTACTGGATCAGATCCGTCATGTCTTTCCACGGAGGCGCCGGACAACTCTACGCAGATCCCGTGGAAGGAAACACCTCCTCCGACATCCGATACTGGAAATCGCGAAACGTTTCTGTGTGGACACCGGGCGCCCTGTCTCTCCTGCAAGCCCCCGAACGATTCACGTCCACCGGCGCCCAACCATTCAATGAACTAATCTCCATCATCTCCGGCACAACCAAGGCAGCCGTCGGCATTCAGCCGACAAAAGTTTGGCGAATCTACCGCGACAACACCAACGTCTTGCGAAGTGTTTCAGATACTCCGGCTGGTGTCGGAACCATTCTGTCTGTGTCGACCGATGGTGCAAACATATTCATTGCGACAACAAGCGGCGTGTGGAAGTCACCAAACCCTGCCGTCATCACCACACCTTTGACGTTCACCCAAATATATGCGGCAACGCTGGTCAAGGCTAAACTGGCGTGGGCGAAAGACCGGCTAATCCTCGGCTCCGGGCAAAGCATCTACGAACTATCGCCCAACCCGGCAACACCACCGGCAGCCCTACCCACAGCGCTGTATACGGCTAAAGCGTCCGGCTGGGTGTGGACAGATATTACCGAAACAACGGGTGCCATCTACGCCGTAGGCAACGCTGTGGCCATTTCGGCCGTACTCAAATTCACCCTCGACGCTTCCGGAGATCTGCCCACCCTCACCGGCGGAACGATCGCATGCCAACTACCAGGCGGCGAAACAGCAATCAGCGCCCTCGGCTATTTGGGAACATTCCTGGCCATCGGCACCTCACGCGGGGTACGTGTCGCCATAGCCGACGATCAAGGCAACCTCACCTACGGACCTCTGCTGTGGGACAACGGCGGACCTGTTTATGATTTCGCTGCCCGCGACCATTGGATCTGGTGCACGTACAAGGACGCCTCGGATACGCAAATCAAATGTGCGCGAATAGACTTGGGTCTACAGTTGGAGCCGTTGACGTTCGCATGGTCTACCGACCTGTGCACAGATTTGGAAACTTTCACCGACGTGGCCGACTGTATCCATATCGCATTCCTCGGAGACTCGCCGCTACTCGCCTTCTCCACCCAAACAAACACGTGGGTTGAAGACCCGCGCAGGTTGCAGGCAAACGGATATTTGGAAACGTCACGCATCCGTTTCAACACCCTAGAGCCCAAAATTTTTAGAGGTGTAAGAGTACGCGGACCCCTGTTGACCGGCTCCCTACATGTCGCCTACGTTACCGCGACAGGCAGCATAACCCCCGTATACACCTACGGTAACGGCCAATTGCCCGGCAGCGATGATCTGAAACTGTCTGGCACGGTACGCGATTTCTTGTCTTTGCAGTTCACGTTGAGCCGCAACCTGACCGATATCAGTACTGGTGCGCAAATGTTCGGCTGGCAGGTTAAAGCCCTACCCGGTTCGCCACGCCAACGTTTGATCACACTGCCGTTGTATTGTTTCGACTATGAGGAAGACAAACACGGGGTGAAGGTCGGCGGCCAAGGTTCGGCAATTGCGCGCCTGTTCCAGTTGGAAAGTTTGGAAGCGTCCGGAAACATTACAACGTTCCAAGATTTGGACAACAACACAGCCCAAGATGTTTTCATCGAAAATGTAGAGTTTCAACAGGGTTCACCCCCCGCCCATTACAGGCAGCCTGGCTCTACCGGTGGACGTATCCTCCTCACGATGAGGACCGTCTAATGCCCGTCACGTTCCCGCTACCCGCCGACCACAGGTACGGGCACGGAATACATCCGCTGGTTCACGACGGTTCGGCAAACATTCAAGAATCAATGTGGCTTCGCCTGTGGCAGGCCAAAGTTGCGCAAATGTTTCCCGACGAGCGGCTGATACCTTCTGGCATGGTAGATAAAGCTACGCAACGTATAGCGGTTACGCTACAACATGAAGCTGAACTGCCTGAGGATGGTTACATTAACGAGGAGACTTGGTATTTGGCTTGGCAAGACTAAAGGCCCCACCCCCCATTTTGGGGGTGGGGCCTTATTCTCATTTACAGGCTGATGTGAGAATACTCTGGTAGTGGGCTCTCAGAACAATGTTTCGGTCTGCTCGGCCCGTTCCAACACTGCATCCTCAAGACGGCGCCGGACCGGCTCATCAAAGTGGCTGAACGTGGCTGCGATCGTGTGGCCAAAGACCCGTATCCGCCTCGCCGCGCCGTTACGGGCAGCCTCAGACGTGGCCGGGTCGTCGCGTACTTGCTCTGCCTCGTGGATGCCGTTCTGTGCGTGTCTGATGATCTGTGCTGCTTCGTTGAACGTTAGCCCTGCCATGGGGTGGCCTCTCACTTCGCGGCGTGTGACTGGGCAATCATAGCGGCATGGGCGGCAATCTCGGGAGTGTCGCGGTTGCCCGGCACAATAACCCGGCCCGTGGCAACATCAGCGAAGATCGCGTCAATGTCCTTGGGCAGCGCCGCGTGAAGAACAAGCACCTTTCCCTCCATGTTCCCAAACTCAAACCTGATGCCGCATTGACGCAGGAAATCTCCCCGCTCCCGCCACGTCATGGAATCCCACAACTCACCAAAGGTTAAACCGGTTGGTATGTAATCTTTGTCGCTCGCTTGGATCTTTTCCTCTTCAAATTCGGAAATCTGGGTCTCCAGCTTACCAAAATTGTCTAGGCGCAGTCGACGACTCTCCTCCGTTTGTGCGAGCTTTCCCAGTGCTACCTCAATTTCTTGGTCCGCCCGGAGCTTTGCGATAATGGAGTCAAAGTCCTGACGCTGTGTTTCCTCCGGCAGATACACGCGACGGCCGCGCCATTGTTGCACTTCTGCCTCAATCGCGTTTTGTGCGAGGTCGTAACTGACGGGCTTGTTATCGCAGGCTTTAGCGAGTCGGCGCCTTGGGCAGTAATAGTATGAGTAGTAATTTGCCCTCTTCTTGTCCGGCGACGACTGATAGAGGCGGCAACCGCACGTTAGACAATAGCAAACGTCGTAAAGATCCGAACGGTTGGTTTGCGCTACCTTTCGTCTAGGCGTATTAACGATAACTTGAACTTTGGCGTATTCCTTGGGAGTGATCAGCTGTGGGCAGTATTCGATGGGAATCCCAGTGTCGTTGCCGTTCGCGTCGATCTTTGTTTGCAGATATTTAGCAAGTACAACCTTCCGCCGCTTGCCGTCAACGTATATGTATTTGTACCGTTCGATTTCCCTCTGTCCGATCAGCATTCGGTTCCGAGCTATTGCTCTAATCCCGGATACACTCCACGAATACCGCTGCCGTATCTCGCTCGCCTTCCGGGGGCGCACAGCCCGACGCTTGACCCTCAGTTGTTCGGGCGTGGGCTCGTTACGCGCGTTCAGGTCGGCTGCGATCATCCCCAATCCCTCATTATTCAAAACGCGACGCACAACCTCCCTCGCAAGCTCCAACGCCTTGGGATTGTCGGAGAGAACGAATTGCCATCCGTCATCGGAGCCCTTGTGCGGAACGACCATCAACCAGAACGGCACCCGCCCGCCGAGATATTTTCCTAACTGACGGTCGCGCTTGACCTGCCTTTGGACATTCTTGATGGTGTCAACGCGCTGCATCCGATTCATTTCCGTACGAAACACCAGCATCGACCGATCCATTTCGGTGGCGGTGAAACTATCAAAGGGCGGATCTAGGATGACAAGACGTTTGCCCGCACTGTCCAGCATTCTTAACAAGACCAGCATGTCGAGCGTATCCCGTGAGGCTCTAGACATGTTGGCGAAAAGCAGAACGTCGAATTCATTCAACTTCTTTTGGGTTAGCCATGGCCCTAGGCCCGGTCGCTCGACGGGATCTACGGAGCCGGAAACCGAATTGTCAATCGCCCTGCCTACGACTGTCCAATTGTGAGCCTTAGCGTATGCGTCCTCTATTTCCAATTGCATTTCGATTGAAGTAGAGCCGTCTTGCTCGTGACTGAGCCGCGCGCACTCAAGGCATCGTGTACCTGGTATATGTAGTTCCATGTAGCAAACGGTATGCGCAGGTCAAAGGTGTTGTCAACTCCAAAACATCGGCACTCCGATGTTTGCCAGTTAGCAACAACCTTCATGGCCGTGACCTCGTGCGCTGCCAGGCAGGCCCAAGCCTCTTCGGCGCATACGTCCATCAGGCCAGATAGATCCTTGTCACCTCCAACGATGCCGAGTGTTGGCGACCAGGACTCGCGGCCAGCGGCCAGCATGAAGCGCACAATCTGATCTTCAACGAGCCGCACTGCTACGTACATTCGGAGCATTGCTCCGTTTTCGTCCGCTTGGTACTGGTCTCGTAGCTTATCGGCCCACGTGATCAACAGGGCGGTATGGGTGTGGCGGAAATCGAAAGGGGCGGCTGCCATGTGAAGGATCTTAGTGTTTTCGGCCGCCCGTCCTGGCTTGTGTCGACGGCGTGTCGTGGCTTATCCTGAAACAGCCGAACAAGGTTGTAACACGCGGTTGAATCTTGTGAGGCGCCCGTCCCCCTGCACCTAGTTGGTACGCCTATTCCGGGTGGGTGTAGGGGGTTCCCTAAATATCGGTTAACCGTTCGCGCGGCTGGGTCGCTATTTGGGGTACAGGGAACGCATGGGCTCGTGCCGTCGGCTATCTTTTGTGTGGTTGGCCGTACGGTGCGGGGGGTACGCAGTACAAGAGGGACCGGGCGCACCCTGGTCCCTCTTGCTATGTGCGGGATTGTTTCTTAAATCTTTTCGCGGCTCGTACTTCTTTGGCGAATGTGGTGTTGTCGTATTCTTCCCATGCGGTGACCATGGTGAGGAAGTCGGTAAAGCATTCGCCTTCGGTGCCGTCGTAGGTGAGCGACATCCAGTCTTGCTGTGCTGGCCCGTACCGTAGTTCGATCGTCCAAATGTCTTTGCCGTCTTGGCTGCCTTTCGTCATGACGATTTGGAGTCGGGCCTTGTCTGGTATCCATCGGCTGTAGGCGCGCATGAAGCCGTGGAAGGTGATGTCGCCGTGTCTGAGTGGGAATGTGTTTTGGCGGCACCAGTCTAGTCTGGTTTTCAATTCGGTTTGTCTTCGGCTGGTGGGTGGATTCTGTCTATGTGGGCGATGGATTCTTTCAACGTCTGCCAGCCGGATTTGGTGATCAATACGGTGCGTGTGATTCTTTCGCCGGGGCCGTATGGGTCGGTTGTTGTGGTGAGGTTGAGGGCGTAGAGCGGTCCGCTTGTTAGGACGTTTTCGCTGACTCCCCATTGTATGTCGGTAACATATTCGGCTTCCGTAAGGTCGATCATTCTTGATTCGACAATGTCGTCTTCGTCCATTAGCGGAGCAGTCCTCGGAGTAGTTCGCTGAGGCTGGCATCGGGTTCTCGCCTGATGTTGAAAAGGTTCGAGAGCATATCCTCAGCCTTCTTGGCCACGTTTCTGCGGAGGATTTCGTCGCGGGTGACTTGGGTGATTACGCAGACGACGAAACCGAAGTTCATGAGGCCGATGTCGCGGGTGGGGTATGCCTTTGTTTCGTCGATTGCTTCGGCTGTCTTTTTGTGACTCCCGGCGACGGTCACTTTCCATTCGCCGCCTTCGGGGTACAGTCGTACAGTAACCGCGTCAGTGAATGCCCTGTAGGTGAGTCCGTCGTTGTCGGTGGCGCCGAGGTGGCCGAAGATTCCGTACTTCAACAGTTCCGGATCGTACTGGTCGCTGATGTCTGTCATGATGTTGCCCCCGTGTCGTCTGTGGTGTTGATCTGGCTGTCTTTCTATTCTGGTATTCGTCGGATGGTGACTGGTGCGACTCGCAAATATGTCCACACGCCGCGTCTGATACGGAAGCCTACGAGCCTTCCTTCGTCGGCTTCGGTGTTAAGTATGTGTTCAATGGTGGCTCGGTCGACGTCGGGTAGACGCTGGCGGAGTACGTTGTACGATATTTCGTCGCCGTAGCCGAATGTTTGGATAATGTTTTTGACGCGGAAGACTTTTTCGCCTTGGGGTAGTCCTCGGTTGGTGCTTTTGCTGACGTGCAAGGGGTCGTCGGCCATTAGGGGTTCCGGCGGATGAATAACACTTTGCTGCCGTCGACTAGGGTGTCTACGTGTACTTCATAGTTCGGGGATAGGTGGAACACCTCGCGCCATTCGCCATCGGCGGGAAGGTTGTCGGGGATGTAGACGGTTGTGCCGCCTGATGCCCGCACGATTTCGGTCATGGGTGGTTCGATGATTTCGGGCAATTGTTCGGTGACGACCTCCGGTTCGGCTTGCCGTTGTGCGGGTGCGCTGCTGGTCTTGGGTTTGGTGTATCTTCCAGCCCCGCTAAGTTTGCCGTTGTGGGAAAGTTTGCCTTCTGCGCGGAGGCTGCGGAGTGCGGCGGTGACTTGTGCTTCGCTCAAGTGTGGGAGTGCGGCGATGGCTACGGCTCGGGCGAATTTGGTTCCGGGTTTGAGGGTGTCTACCCAGGCGCGGACTTCGTCGACGCCGGTCCATTTTACGGGCGCGGTTTCAGTTGTTGTCATTGAAGCTCCTTGAGGATCGGGCCGATGCATTCGGCGCAGGTGATACGGGTCGTGCGTTGTTCTTGTTGGGCTTGTTGGTATGCGCGGGCGGTTGCGGGGCTGATCCAGCACACGTTGGGGCAGGTGTCGCATTCGATGGTGGCGTACACGGCGCCGGGTCGGGTGGTGTGGCAGGGGGTGACGGCAAAGATGATTATGTTGTCTGCGGGGATTTCGGCAATGTTTCTGACAAGTTCGCGAGTGAACAGTTCCTTTCTTACAGTGCCGTTCTTTCGCCGCACCTCTTTCTGATTTCTTGCAACTTCTGCTTCCCATTCGTCGAATCGGCCAAGTTTGTGATATGCGGCGGCAACAATGTTCCCGGCGCATGCGTGGCCTATCGCGGTATCGGTTTGTGGTGACGTGCTCAGCCTGGCGATGGTTTCTGCGACGGTAGGATTCGGATTGTGCCGGAAGCGGGCGTCGGCGAGGGTTTCGATGATGAACGTTCGCGGCCATGTGCTGATGCTGGCGTAAAGGACCCGCATTATCGTAACTACGGGTACGCCTTTGTTGATTCCGTCCATCGCAAATTCGACGGCTTTTTCTACGGCATCGTTGGCGTCGGTGATTTCGTGAATCGTGACGGGGGACGGGGATACGCTCACAGGTATTGTCCTGTCAATACTGCATTTTCGCTAATCGGCTCGTTGTGATTGTGGTTGTGGTTGTGGGGCTGCTGTTGTTGTAGTTGGCTGAGGATCTGTACGAGCTGCGTCGGCACCTCCACGACCTGTGTGTTGGCGGCAGCGAATCCCTCCGCGTTTGCTTGCATCATGTAGCAGGTGTGGCCGAACCACATGAGGGCGCAGCGTTCGTCGGAGGTTTTGAAAAGGTCGTCGGACAGTTCTGGGTCGTGGAATTTGACGTGGACAAACCATTGGTGGTCTTCGGTGTCGATGCCGTATTCGATATCGATGCTTGAATCCGTCTCGCCGGGTACCGATGCGACTGTGAAGGTCATTCCGTAGGGGTGGCGTCGGAAGGTCCCGTGGCGTCCGCCTGGTTCGCCGATCGGGTGTACGTCTAGCTGGCTCACTGCGGGTTCCTATCCTTCTCGTGGTGGGCTGGTGTGGCAATACGCATGGTCGGGGCTGTGCGTGGCTCTGAGGGCTGTTTGCGGCGTGCCTGGAAGATCGCGCGCAGGCTCACAGCGGACGTGGTGAGGGTGATGGCTGCGAGGAAGACGAGGAGGACCGTTGAGGCGTGCCACAGGGCGGCGATGGCCAGGGCGACGTACAAGACGATGGAGAGGACCGTTGCGTGTTGGGCGTGTTCCACCCGCCTCATTTGGTGCACTGAACTGGTCCGCTGGTGTTTTCTGTTGACTGCTTTCGGCGTTCCCAAGACAAAGATCCTTTCCCGCGCTCAACCTTGGAACCTAGGGGGGCAGGGGGGTGACGGAGGGATCAAGAGGGATCGGAGGGAGCGGAGTCGAGCGACGAGCCCGAAGTAGGCGGCCGCAAAACCTGTAGTACCTCGGTGGGCAGTTTCAAAAGCTCCTCACAAATGTAGTTGAAATCTTTCCGCAGCTGCTTCTTCCTCCGGCCGGCATTTGCTCGCCAATACAATTCGCAGCCGACGGCTGCACCGACAAATGCAGCAATTCCCATTTCGAGAATGTCGATGAAAGCTTGCCAGTTCATTTATTCTGCCGCCTCGTCTGCTCCACCGGTTTCCGACATTGTTTCCGTGGCCGCGTTCAACTTGCTGCGGAAGGCGTTGATTTGGCTGCGCTGGCTGTGTGACAGTTGCGCCGATAGGCGGACGTAGTGCCGCCTATACCGTTTGATGTATCCCTTCGCAGCGTGGTACGGGTACGGTTCGATTTCGCCGCCGTGGAGTTTGATCAGGGCGTAGACGAGCCGTTTAGGCACGTACCCGAAAATGTGAACGTTGGCAATGTCTTGTTTGCCGTGGCGGCCACCGATCCAGTATTTGCGCCAATCCTTCAGCGGTTTCGGCACCTTGAATCCCGAGAAGCCGACCTCAAGATGTGTGTACGGTCCGGGGTAGTCGGCTGGTGGCGAGTTTCCGTACAGGAACCCCGGCCGTGGGGAGCAGTAGTAGTTTTCTCCCGCGCGGACGCTGAACGTGTACCCGTCTCGGCACATGATCCCGTTCGTGTGTAGCGGGCGCCGGACTTCTTTGATTCCCTCGCCCGGGTCGGCATTGTTGTTCCACAGGATGATTGTGCCGTTGCCGTCGCGGATTATGTCTTTGAACATTCTGCTTCCTGGTGGATGAGGGCAGCCCGCAGGGAGTCTGAAACGACCAAGAAACATTTCTCCCCGTGGACTGCCCCTGTTTACAACATCTTGTGAATCGATCCGCGATGTCGGCTACCTCATAGGCGTCAGCTCCTCCTGTTGTCCCCCACCGGCCGTGTAGGGGGTCTGGTGTCCGCGTGTGTGCGGTTCTGTGCCGACTACGGCCAGGGCGTGAGCTCTCCCCAACGGCGGGAAGATCAGCCCAAGGAAACTTCTTACCGCACCCGTGGCCTGTAGCGCATCGGTTGGCGTGGCGTGTCGCCTTTCCCGGAATGTGATGTGGTTCACAGTAACGCGATTTGGCTTCGATCGTTGAAGGCTGCCACGAAACTTGAAACATGAATGTGAATAGCCCAACCGGGCCGCCCGCCGGGCACACATCCCATTCGCAGCTGTCCAGCTTCCTACGCTGTGGCAAAGCCTACGAGCTGCAACGAATCATCGGTGTTCCCGAAAGCGCTGCTATGTGGCTGATCGGCGGGAGCGCGTTTCATGAAGCGTCGGAAAACAATGACCGGCGCCGGTATTCGATTTCGGGTAAGTGACACGGGGGTTTGCGATGACTTTGATTATCACAGTGTATGAGGCACGGCATGCGGCGGAGCCGGAGCAGGTGGAGATGACTCAGGCAGAATTGCAGGCCGATGTTTCTCGGTGGGAGCAGGAACTTCGGGACAAGACCTCCGGCCGCACAGCGATGGGTTTTACCCCTAAGCCGGAGAAGCCGGTTGATTTGCATCCACGGAATCGGCAGGCGTTGTGCCAGGCACTCCATATCGTTGACTGCGCCCTAGGCGAACTTCCCACCAATCCCGAATCCATCTGGACGCATCTTCACAAGCTCGGCCATCAAGGCCACGGCGGCATTTACAACCGCTACGCACTCACCCACTATCTCCAAGACCGCATCAATTACCTTCCGGCACCGCTGCCTGCCCCGGACCTGACCGTTGGCTTGGAGTCGCTGGCACTCGGTCTCGACCACATGTACATCACGCTGGACTACCCCGAAAACGTGTGCCGCTATCAGAGCGTCTACGGTCCCCGTAGCGGCAACTGATGCAACCGGACGACACCACACCACCACCCGGCAGTTTCCAAGCCTCATTTTGGGCTCAGCGGGCACGGTATGCAGACACGCCAACGGATCGGATCGCAACAGCCGGTAAAGGCACCAAAGCGTATCCGCATGGCGAAGACGAAAAGTGGTGGCTCGACAACGGTCCCAAAATGTTGGAATCGTACGAGCATTGGCGGGACACGACCGACTACCGCATTTGGCAAACGCCAGAAGGCATTCCGGCAATCGAACTAGGTTTGGTAGTTGATGTCGGCGCGAAGCTGCCGGTGAAAATGTACATCGACCGGATCTTCATCAACCCGCTCGGCCATCTTGCCATTGTTGATTTGAAGAGCGGCGCCCGTTCGCCCGCCTCAGACATGCAGCTCGGATTCTATCGTGTCGGTGTGCTGCAAAACTTGGGTGTGCGGATCGATCAGGGAAACTACTACGACGCACGCAAGGGCGTGTTGTCTGACACGGTAAGCCTCACCCGGTATACGCCTGCACTGGTCGGCCATTGGATGCGCCAGTTTGAGGCAGCCCGCGAGGCAGGGATTTACATTCCGAACCTTTCACATTGGTGCCGCTCGTGTGGGGTTCGTGACTACTGCGCCGCCTACGGCGGTTTGCAGTCCCATTTTGATCCTGACTATCAGTACATCGACGGGGGCAACGAATGAATTACACAACCGAATCTGACAGCTACAAGGTGCAGGCGAATATCAAGTTTGGCCATTCGCTACAGCACATGATCAACGTACGGGCGAATGATGTGAACGAACTTTCACACCTGCTCGACTCGCTCGCTTCTGCCACCAACTTCATCAACTCAACGGTGGCGGAGATCGCGGAGCCGTCGACGCCGGTACAGGAACACCAGGCGGTACAGAATCTTCAACAGCAGTTTCCGCAGACACAGCAGATCCAACCCGGGGTGGTGACACCGTACGCACAACCGCAGCAGCAACCGCGAACGTACGGGCAGCCCCCGGCACAGGAACGGTGCGCACATGGGCTTGTCTACGAATTGAAGAAGGGCGTCAAGAACGGCAAGGAATGGGCCGGTAACTTCTGCGCCGCCCCAAGGGAAGGCATCAACGGTGTCCCCCGCTGCGAGCCAAAGTTTTTCGGGTGATCGGCGATGAAGCTATTTAAGCGAAATCGGCTGAAGGTCAAAAACATCAAGCTCAGCCGCGAACATTGGGAACCGATGCGTTACCTGATGGACGACCTCGGCACCAATCCGCACATTGGCAAGGACGCCATGCTGTACCACCTGACACAGGCGTACAAGGCCACAGAGTTTCAGATTTGGGAAGCGGTCTACGCCGGGCGCATGGAGCAGTTGATTCGTGAGGGCAGAACGTTTCGAGACGACATGGCTCCTACCGTTGGATTGGGAATGGGATGAGTAATGCCCGTACCGCTGTTGCGGGCTGCGAACCTCCAGACAAGCGCAAGTTTGCCGGACCCATGGCCAAGTCTCGCGCAGTCAAGGTATCACGTGCGTTTCTACCCTTCGCAATTCGTTATGCTGGCTGGGGCGCCTGGTGCCGGAAAAACTTGGCTCGCTTTGGATTTGGCAACCCGGATGAATATTCCGGCCCTGTACATATCTGCCGACAGCGACGATATCACCATGCGAATCCGGGTGGCGAGTATGTTGACCGGCCACGACCAGCGAACGGTACGTGAAGTTTCCGATCACGGATTGTTCAAAGAAGTGTACGGCGACATTGTTGCAGATTTGCCGATCCGGTTTCTGTTTGAACCTTCCGAACCGTCGATGGAAGACATTCGCCACGAGTTGGAAGCGTATCAGGAGTTGAATGGGCAGATGCCGCAGCTCATCATTGTCGACAATCTGATCAACTTGGAATCCGATAATGCGAATGAGTGGGCCGGTATTCGGATGGCGGCGAAAGATTTGCACTACCTGTGCCGCAAGACGAAGGCTTGCATTGTTGCCTTGCATCACACATCTGAGCAGGACCCTAGATGGATTTCGGGGGCTCCGCCCCGGTCTGCTATTCAGGGAAAGATTTCGCAGTTGCAGTCTTTGATTATCACAGTTGGCAAAGATGAGAATATTATGTGGCTGGCTGTGGTGAAGAACAGGTTTGGTGAGGCTGATCCGGGGGCTGTTGGCCCGTTTCGGTTTGTTGTTGATTTGGCGCGGGGCAAAATTTGGGAATCAACACTTCAAAAACCGGGGGTGGTTGTGAATGGTTACGCACGAGTTTGATCCGATGCAATGCGCAGAGCTGAACGTTGTTCCCGATGTGGACCGTATCCGCCTGTGGACTGAGGCACTTCGTTCCGGCAAGTATGCGCAGGCTCAGCGGGTGTTGTGCGATGGTGAAAAGTATTGCTGCCTCGGGGTCGCATGCCAGGTGGCGTACGAGAATGGTTTGAACATTACCCGCGTCGCCGATGAGTACCCGTACATGGTTAATGGCAGTAAGCGTGAAAGGGTGCATGCGATCCGGTATGCGCGGGAGGTGAGCTATCTGCCGATAGAAGTTGCCGACTGGTATGGGCTTGATTCGCGCAATCCGTGGGTGGAGTACCAGGGGACGCAGTACACGCTGATCCAGCTTAACGATGACGGGGCGTTCGGTTTCCCGGAGATTGCCGACATGATCGATGCCCGCTATCCGGCGGTTGATAGTGAGCTGGTAGCGGCATGACAGATCCGGTTTTGAATCGCGAAAACATCCGCCTTTGGGTTGACGCTCTGCGGTCTGGTGAATACGAGCAGGGCCGAATGGTGCTCGCTTCAAAGGGCAAGTACTGCTGTCTTGGCGTGGCCTGTGAGGTTGCCATTCGCAACGGTGTCAAGATGAAGGTACATCATGGCGTCGTGACCCACTACGACAAGCACAGGGCCGATTTGCCGCCTGCCGTTGTCGACTGGTTGGGGCTTGCCGCACATTCGCCCTCCGTTGACATCGTGGTCGGCGACGGAATGGAACGCCAGTATCTTACCGAGTTGAATGATCTGGTGGAAATGCCGTTTGCCGAAATCGCAGACGCCATTGAACGTACATACCTTTCCGATCATGTGGAGGTGGCGGCATGACAGATGAGGTTGTGAATCAGGGCAACGTGAGGCGGTGGGTTGAAGCCTTGCGGTCTGGTGACTATGTGCAGGGGAAAGGAGCGCTGGCTCAAGACGGAAAGTATTGCTGTCTTGGGGTGGCGTGTGAGGTGGCGCTCCGCAACGGTGTGCAAATGGATGTGAAACGCGACACCTCCGTTTACTACTACGACCAGCATTCGGTACATCTGCCACGCGCTGTTATGGAATGGTTGGGGATTACCGCCATGTCTCCGATGGTTGATTACGTGGACAGGGCAGGACTACTACAGCGCGAGTTTCTTACCGAGCTGAATGACCTGTTGGGGATGCCTTTTGCCGAGATCGCAGATGCGGTTGAGCACACGTTTCTTTCCAAGGTCAAGGCATGAGAACGTTTCGGCTGGTGCGGGAGGATGACATTACCGGGGTTTCGGGTACGGGGGTTGTCTGTGAGGGGATCGAGTTTTCCGATGGCACTGCTGTTATCCATTGGATTGTCGGCGCTTATCGCACCACAACCGTCCACCCCGATGGAGTCGGCAGTGTGGTTCATATTCATGGGCATGGTGGCGCAACTCGTCTGGTTTTTGAAAGTCCTAGCGGGGCTGTGGCTGCGTTTCCTAACGTTCCGGTGGGCTCAGAGCCGCGTGCGGAGGTTTCTTATCCGGAGACCGTTGGGGAGATGCTGGCGAGGGAACGAAATTCAAGGGCAGAAGCCGTCTAGAGAAAGGATTCCGGTGTATGACAGTTGATTGATTTTGTGAGGTGGAGCAAGATCTCCCGCTTCCAGCGGGATTGGGAAATCACCGAAAAGGTTGACGGTACGAACGGGATTCTTTTGTGGCACGACGAATACCATCCCGAATTCTGTCTAGGGCAGGACAGTCTTCTGAATCTTGGTACCGGTGAGGACACGCTGCTTTACCTGTACGCCGGATCTCGTACCCGCTGGCTGACGGTCAAGGAAGACAACCACGGCTTTGCGAAGTGGGCTCAAGAGTGGGGGCCTTTCCTTGCCACGCTGGGTAAAGGACGCCATTTCGGGGAGTGGTACGGGTCCGGTATTCAACGCGGCTACGGGCTGGCGGAGAAGCGGTTTGCGTTGTTTGACGTGAACAAGTACGAGAAGAGGATGATGCCGCCTGGTGTGGATGTGGTGCCCCTCCTCGGTCGGCACAACGGCGCAAACATCAATGAGCAGATCGCAGACAGCCTAGATTTCCTCCGCGATGAAGGGTCGCTGATCTCAAAGGGATACAGCCAGCCGGAGGGGATTGTGCTGCGTCATTCCCAGTCGGGGGAACGGTTCAAGGTTTTGTGCGAGGGTGACGAAATTCCGAAGAGTGTGAACATGGTGGGGGTGGGCAATGTCTGAAAACGGTTTCAACACGATGCCAAAGTTTGAACTGACGGTCAAGGGCCAAGAATACAACCTCAACATTCTCGTTGAAGCCCTGTCGTTTGCGCACGACTATGCGGCTGCGGAAGACATTCGGAACGCTGCAAAGAACATTGCGGAGCCGAAGCTTTCACCTCTGACCCTTGCAATTGAACGGGCGTTGGAGCTCCTGCAAGAACTGCGAGAACGTGCCGCAAATATCGTTGAAGGTAACACCGTTGAAGACCCGGCCGAAGCTATCGCCGCCTGACATACCGAGTGTGGGGCGGGGGTGGGGCCTTTGGGTTCCGCTCCCGCCCTCTCACGGTAAGCCTAAATGGATCAACCTCAACGAGCGGGCGCATTGGGGGTCTCGTAGTGGCAAGACGGCAATATGGCGTGAGGCGGCTCGTGTGGTTGCGGAAGGCGCTGAGATACCGGTACTCGGTCAGGCTTGGGTCCAGGCTGTTTTTCATTTCGGCGACGGGCGCAGGCGCGACGTACACAATTATTTGCCGACGGTCAAAGCATGTATTGATGGGTTCACTGACGCCAACCTGTGGGAGGACGACAGGGACGGCATTCTTATTGGACCTGACCTACGCCGGTTTGACGCTGACGGTAAAAAGCCTGGCGTGGCACAGGGCGTTGCATTCTTCGTTTGGGAGGTAGTCGGTGGGGATTCGGGATTATCTTGAAGACCAGGGCGGCCAGGTGCCGCCGAGTGGTGCAGGTTGGCGCTACATGCGTTGCCCGTTCCACAAGGACCGGAATGCGTCGGCTTCTTTGAATGAGCAAAAGGGCCGGTTCCATTGTTTTACATGCGGCATCCATGAGGACGTTATCGGACTGATCATGCTCAGAACGGGGGTGGGATATGTGGAAGCCAAGCAAGAGGCAGCGGACCGGTATGGAGAAAGCGGCGCGGATCTTCCAGAACAATCTGGGTCCGGCGATGAACTTTTTGGCGGAGCGAGGAATCGGCGACGAGACCGCGATGGCGTACCGGCTCGGCGTCGTATCGGATGGCGTCAAGGGCTATGAACAGTATGTGGGCCGGTTGGCTATCCCCTACATTGACCGTATCGGGATTTGCAGTTACAAGTTTCGCTGCCTGGCGCATAGTGATTGCAAGCAGGAGAATTGCAAAAAGTATCTCAACCCGGACGGGCAAGAACTTGGTTTGTTCAACGTACTGGCGTTGGACAGCGATTCCGAAACGCTCCACATCTGCGAAGGCGAAATTGATACGATCATACTGTCCACCATTGTCACGGACCCCGTTATTGGACTCCCGACGGCATCCTTATGGCGGGACCATTGGCCGTTTCATCTAGCCGGTTTCGACAGGGTGTGTGTATGGCCTGACGGGGATAAGGCCGGTTCGGAAATGGCAAAACGGTGGCAGGAGCGGGTGCGTACCGTTGAAGTTATGCGTTTGCCTGCCGGGCATGATGTCAATTCGGTATTCTGTTCGCAGGGGGCCGGATATTTTGTTGCCTTGTTAGAAGACTCGGGGGAAGAATGATTTGTGCAAACTTCTGACAAACTTGGCGCAGTGTAAAGGCTGCCGAACGGTAATCGAATCTACCCACCGGCATGATTTTGTTACGTGCAAGTGCGGAAAGCTTTCGGTTGATGGCGGCAAAAACTATGTTCGTCGCGTCTATGACGGTCCGTTCAATGAACTGTCGATGTACCAGCGTTGCGACGATCCGGCATGTTACGACAAGAGCAGGGAGCGAGAGGAGGTCGGGCATGAAAAGCTTGTATGAATGCCAAGAGGTCGCATGGGCAACGCTGCAAGGTTCGGTTCGTGCCGTGGGTGACGATGTGCCGGACCGTTTCCGAGGTGCAGTCAACATGATGGTTGCCGAGCTGTACACAACCCTTCAAGGCCCGTCTAAGAGCCGTACAGACGCAAAGCTAGGTGATGTGCGTCGCAAGCTGGCTCGTGCTGCGGTGCCGCTGATCATGTTGGGAACCTTGTGGGTCGGGGTCCAGCTCGGCAAGGGCAAAGATTTGAGCGACATGTTTACGTGGGTGTTTTTCCTCGGCGTGGCAGCGGTCACCTGGTATCTCGCCGAATACGGTTTGAAGGGAAGTAAGCGCGAATGAAGGTGCTGGCCGACATTACCGAGAATGCGGGCGCCGCAACATGCCTCGCAGGTCTTCTCCTGATGGCTTTCATCCTGATCGCCATCTTCTACTGGGATGACATGGACGATTGGATGACGTGATGACAAATGGTTTGCACAATGATTCCGATTATCTCCGACACACAGTTGCCGTACACGCACAGACGTGCAGTCAATTCCATGTTCAACTGGATAGCGGATAACGCCCCGCGGATTGAACAAGTACACCAGATCGGCGACTTCTACGATTTCACGGCCGTATCACGTTGGGTGAAAGGCACACCTGCGGAAAATGGCAAGAGTTTGCAGAACGAGCTACGGGCCGGGCGTGAATTCAATGAGGCGTTGAACAAGGCGTGGGGTGGCAAGAAGACCCGGATCAAAGGCAATCACGATGACCGGCTCGACAACTATTTGACCCAACACGCGCACGGGCTCCAAGGTTTGGACGTTCTTTCGTACGATGTTTTGACGGAGGCGAAAGAATATGGGTGGATTACCGAACCGCAGCCTTACAATATTGCCCCTGGCACAGTCTCTGTCCACGGGATTGCAGTTAGAAAGTATTCGGGATATACAGCTCACGCGCACCTTGAACGGTTCAATCGAAATGTCGTGCACGGCCACACTCACCGCGCCGGAATTGTTTACCGGACCATTGGAGATAAGACTCGTTGGGGAATGGAATGCGGCCATCTGATGAATACCAAAGACGCAAGCTATGTGATGAACCCGGATTGGCAACTCGGTTTCGGCATTCTTCACGTTGAAGGCAACATGGTGGCTCCAGAGTTTGTGAAGATCGGCAATGACGGCTCGTTTTTGTGGGGGGGCCGTAAGTGGATGCCATGACGGTTGAAGAGTTTGAGACGGCGCAGGGTTTGATTGAACGGGCAGCCGAGCGGGTCTTTTGGGGGTTCGCGAACCAGGCCGCGAATGCTGGCCGCAATCCGCCGGTCGAGTGGGACGACTGTGTGCAAGAGGGTTGGGCTGCGTACATGGGCGGCCGTCAAGAATTTGTGGAACGTTTGGACACGGAACGTGGCCGAAACTATGTTCGGCTTTCGGTCCGTCGGGAGATTGCCAACTATGCGCGGGCGGAGAAAGCAGAACGTTGCGGTTATGCGGTTGAGGATGAAGCGTTCTACACCGCCGGCCTGGTGCGTGCATTGTTGCCTTTGATGTGGGAAGACGACGTGCCGAGGTCGCCGGTAGGGTCGGTTAAGCATATGGAGATTGTTGACGTGCAACGGGCCTATGAGGGCCTGTGTGAGCAGGATCAGGTGCTGTTGTGGGAAGTGTACGGGCCTCAGTGTTTGGTGGAGGTGGACGCGTTGGTGCGGCGGAATGTGTCGCGGGCGGTTGGCCGGTTGCGGGATGTGTTGAATTCGCAGGTGTAGGAAGTGTGGGCATAGAAAAGCCCCCCGCCGAGATTCGGTGGGGGGCTTTGTCATCTGTGTTTTTTGGGTTGTCGGTTGCGGGACTGTTTGCCTTGATGGCAGTAGCACTCGCAGGTCATCTTGTTTCCGCGATAGATGATGTACCCGAGGCAGCGTGTGTGGTGGCGGAAGAGGGCGGTAGGGGCACACGCCATTGAGTAGCCTGTGGCGTTCATGCGTCCCCCGCGAGTACGGCCCGTATGTACAGGTAGCCGATGAGGAGCGCGGCCAGGCCGATCGAGATGCCGATGCCTAGGGCGATGATCAGATTCCACCGGTGGTGTTCTTCCGGCGTTTCGGGGATGAGCGGCACACGGGCGAAGGTAGTAGACGGTTGTCGATTTGTCCAGGTGGGCGTGTCGCTGTCATCCAACCGGGGGAGCTGGCGGTACTGTCCGTGTGTGCCTTGCAGGGACGTCCCCCTGTAGCTGCCGGTTCCGACCGCACGTAGACAACCAGGTTCCGCATACCCGGGGTGTTGAAGCGGTAGGCAGAAGGGCACAAGAAAAGGCCCTAGGAGCTTCACCTAGGGCCTTTTCTTTATGTGGGGTGGTACGGGGTAGGGGCTAGACGAGCGAGGGCTGAGAGTCCAACTCGGCCGGGTACCACATGGCGCGGATCTCCGGCGTGTCCAGCCAGTCAGCCAGAACGTTGTTCATCCGGCCCTTGGGCTTCAACCGCCGCTGCTTGATGTAGGCGCGCATCTGAGAGCCGCCGATGTCGTACGCCGCGTCAGACTGAACGAATGCCGCACGGGCCTTGCCGATCGCGATTTCACGGGCACGCTCAGGATCACCGGAACCAGACGCACGGCCACCACGGGCAGGCATGCGCTTCTCTTCCCAATCGGCGTAACCCTTGGCAGCCTTGGCAATTGCCGCCTCTACAGGTGCGCCAAGGTCCAAGGTGAGCTTCTTCCGTTCCTCAGCCGCAGCGGCGATCGCAGCGTCGTAAACCTCACTGGCAGCCTTGCGCGTCTCCTCGAAAGCCTCGAATGCCTGGTTGCGAATCCCCTCCATCTTGTCCGTCTCTTTGGTAACCTTGATCAGGAACTTGGCGAAGTTTTCGTCGGTGGTGAGGAGAAGGTACGTCTTGCCGTTCACCGGGTGAGCGTACTCAATTTCCTTCAATTCCTCTTCCGGGGTGGCTACGCCGGACAGGTCGTCGACGATGAGTACGGTACGCTTTGCCATTTTGTGAATCTCCCTCGGTGCGGTTGTTTGTTGTGCGGGGGGTTTAACGCAGTGGAACGAATCTAGCTTTCGGTTTGCGGAATGTCAAGCTGCGAATTGCCAAGAAGTCTCGCCATGCGTTCTTCCTGCTCACGGGCAAGTTTTTCTTCCATGGCAGCGTTCATCCAATCATTGATTTTGATTCCCTCCTGTGCACATGTGGTCTTCACTTCCCGCCACAGGTCGGGGCTGGTGCGGAAACTTACCGTCTGACGGTCACCCATATTTTCCTCCTTCAATATTTGCGTGCGCCGGGGGGAATCGAACCCCAACAACAGCCCCAACGGCCGACCGGCGCTCCCCCGTACCACCTACCTACCTCTTACCAGGCTTCCTCGGAATGTGATCACCTCCCTCCCGGCAAACCGCGCCCGGAAACTTGAAACCCGGATCACGCAACACCCATTGGCTGGTAATCGAATTCCACAACAGTTCCTCACCACACTTCGCACAGATCGCAGTGTCCCCCGTCTTTGGGGAAACAGTCATACGCTCACCTCACTTTTGATAACCAGCCGATCATATGAGACGCAAATACGGTGACTGGTGCTCGTTCGCTTAGCCAGACCGCTTGCGACATCCACCAGGGCTTGCCGTGTTTCCGCCATCGTCGTGATAACGGTTACCGGCATGAGTCCCGTGAATCCGGCTGGACGCCAGTAGACAACGAGATTGGTTCGTTCCATGTGTGGCGCCCTTCTCCCCCGGCCAACCCAAACAATTTGAGCCGCCGTGACCGTAGACAAACCATTGGCTTGCCTACGATCAAAGCGGTTCAATCGTTGCTGGCTCAGTCGTCGGCTTGCGGATAGCAGACAATCGTACCGACATCCCAAAACTCGCCAACCTTCTTAGGCGACGCCAAAGGATCAGTCACCTCCACACGCAGAATGCCGTTAGGCCGGAAGTCTGTACCACCCACGTATTGGATCTGCTCAGTGTGGACGTGGGTGACACGGCCAATCCACGGGCCTTCGCTGAGAGTGTCGACACGCACGATCGAACCTACAACGATGCCTTTCCGTTTCTCTTCCCACATTGCTTGTGTCTTCCAGAGATTCATTTGCGCTCTCCCTATCTGGCTGAATTGCCATGACAGACGACAACCGAAGTTGCCGACCATCAAAACCATTCAGATTCCGTGCGTCTTATCCCTGCGGCAATTCTCGCACCGTACACAGTTCTGCCAGTCGTGCGGCAAAGCTCCACCTTTAGACAGCCATTCATCCAACGCCTGAGCCAACGGCGCCAACGCTTCAACAGCCTCATCCGATGTGAGCGGTCCGTCGTAGTAGCCGGTGACTGCCGCCCGGATCTGCCTCAAATTCTCGTTAGGGTCCATTACACTGCCCTTTCCGCGTTCCAAGACGTCGGCAGAAACCCGCCCTTGGAAATCCACTCGTCAAGACCGTTAAAAAGTTCCTTCACCTCGTCCATGTCGTCTTCGGACCAATCCCAGTCCATCATCAGACGTAGACGCTTCAACGCCTCGTTAGGGTCCATCAGTTCTTCTCCTCTTTAGCGTCGCCGAAATCCCGTTCGATACGGCCAACCTTTTGCCAACACTTCCACGCCGCGCTAGGCGACATACGCCAGCCGAACAGTTCCAATGCGTACTCGGCAGCATGAGCACCATACGCATACCCGAAATCGAGCGACACGCCAGTGTCCTTTTCGCCTCTAGCATCCTGCCAACCCCACACATAGCCGATTGCCTCATGCCGCAACACCTTCACACGCGCCTTTTGGACATCGGTCATCTCGTCAAGCAACCGCCGATAATACGCGGCATAGTCAACCTCAACAGACATAATCTCTCTCCCCAAACTAAATGTTCATCACCACAGACAAACCAGGGCTTGCCTATGATGAAAACCATTCAGACCTTGACACCATTCAACACATTGCAGGCCGCATCCGCCTCGGCAAACGTTTTGTGCTCACTCACCGGATGTACCGGAAACAGAAACCGCCGATGTGTCGGAGCGTTAAACCAGGTGAGCCAATCCTCAAAATTCACCACCCGAAACAGCCTTGACGGATTCGACAGACTCCCCGGATAGGTGACGTAATACCCGCGCTCACTAACCATCTCTTACTCTCCTACCTTTGCATTGGGGCGCAAAAACTCGTGACCCGCCGTATCACCCAACAAGTGATAACACGCGGCCACATACCCCTGTAGCCACAAAACAGCTCGAACATGGTCCGTGGAAATCCTCGGCGATGAACGAACCATCTCCGCATGACGCCCATGGCCACGTTCCAACTTCAGGCACCATTCAGACCCGACGGCTCCCACAAGCGGAATCTCAGACAACCAGAAACGCTCATCCTCGCCGATGATGCCACGCTTGTGCATCAAAGCATTAAGCTCGGTGATCAAATCGCCTGACACCTTGTACCAGTCGGTACGCCCATTAGCCACTTTCATTCTCCCATTCTGTTCTGAATGCCGAACACCACACACACAATGTGTGCATGATGCAAAACCATTCAGCGAATATGTGTCACCTCCGCTTTCAACACCTCCCACTCGTCCGCCTTGTCAAACTCAAACATGCCACACACCGCGAGAGCCAAGTTTTCCCAATCCTCATCTGCCTCCGTAAGCAGCGTGCAGCGATCGGGGTCGGCATTCTCGCCATCGTCAAGAATCGTCGGGAAATGCGCATCACACACATACATGTCCGTGTATTCCGTCTTAGTACCACCCGGAACATTCTTCCCGATGATCGCATGCACAAACCAATTCGCACGACTCGGAACACCACACGCACACATGGGCTTTCTGGCGACCAATGCAAGAGCCGCGTCAAAATCCTCGGTAGTATGAACCTCATCCGGCCCACCCGGCGCATGCTTTAGAACACGGCAACTACCCGCCCCGTTCTGATACACGCGAATAGTCGCAACCGTGTTCACAATCTCACCACGCGCCATGTCAACAATAACAACCGTAAAATACTTATTGTTACCGTCGACCATGGTCGCCTCCCACGAATCCAAGAAATTTCTCTTAGACCGCAGAAGCGCAGTGATATTCACAACATCCATAGCCATTCTCCCCAATCATTGAATGTGCCATGGCCAAAGACAAGCAACGCTTGTCAATGACCAAAACCATTCACAAAACGTCATCCTCACACCAATTCGGGCACTCCTGACCGAAACAAATACCGCAGCCCCCGCAATGATCCTGCTCATCTTCACAACAATTCGTGCACCACCGAGAATCATCGGAAAGCTCACTAGCATCCCACGGACCGGCAACCTCGCCACCCTTGTCTCGCAGAAACCAACCATCACCGTTCCGCGACACCACCCGACCGCTAAACTCGCGAGGCACAGTCAGCCAATCGCCGATGAAAACCGCCGAACCTTCCATCATCTCACTCTCCCAAATTGAATGTTCAGCGCCACACACACCCATCGTGTGCATGACACAAACCATTCAATCAATCACGCCCAATACCCCAACCCCTCCGACGTACGCAACATAAACGCAACCTCACACGCAATCTCAATCATCCGCTGCGCCGAATACGCAAACCGATCCGCTGGCACAACATCCCAACAATCACGCCACGCGGCATACCTATCGCTGAAATCGTCAAAATGGTCAACCGCACGCCGCAACGGGACCCAATCCGCCCCGTTCCATGGCATCTCATCGGCATCCAAATCCGCCACCAACTCACGCGGCGCATTCAAAAACTCGCGCACCAAACCCATAAAATCGGCCGCGAACTCCGCCCGATACTGAGTCGTGCCACCACCGAGCAACAGCCGAGAAACAGCATGCGGACGGCCCTTCAAATCGGCGGCAATCTCACGCGGCGAACGAACCTCAACACTGCTCATCATCAAACCTCGCCTCTCGCTTAACGGACATGTGAGAGCACCCATAACCACAAATGACTATCGATGCTCCCATGATCTCCGTTAAGAGATCAAAGGGAGAAAACAACGCCCCTAACCAACCGAGCCACGGCCAACACGTACACGGTTCAGCTCAACAGCGGACAAGTCAACGCCGGAACACTCCGTGCCACACGCGGCCAATCGAAAGCCTCGCGGCATCCTCAGGGCGATCCACTCTGCGATTGTCAACGAACCCTCATCCCGCAGCCTTACCGATCCACCGAAACCATCCGGCAATCCGTCGTGCTTAGCGGTACCGGCCAAACAATCCCCTCCCACGCTCACCCCGTCAAGCCCCAAAGCCAGCAAACTTGCAAAACCATACGATCGGCCAACCCACACCTCCCCCATTCGGCCAACCGCAGCCACGCGCGCGTTCCTCCTACACGGCCACACACACCACGCCACAAACGCCCTTCCCCACCTGCCCACACCTGCTCAGGGCGACAGTCGGCACAGCCAACTTAGCCTACCCCAACTTGATGGAGATCGATGCCTCGTGCCCCATTCTCCGGCCTATTCGGCGCGCCATTCGCCTACACCATAATGCCGGTTATGTTGCTCGGCCCTGCTCAGCACTAGTCATTGTATGATCGTCCGATAGCCGCATATGCCTGGCATTCCCGACACATTCCCGGCGTCCCGTTCGTCGCAATTCTTGGGCTCTTTATCCCAGCGTATCGGACATGTCGGAAAGTTCGACCCGGGGTTTTAAATCCAGCGCGCGCCCAGCCCTATATTTCTT